ATCTTCTTCTTTTCTTTTGAGCTTATCTTCATACATAGAAACTTTATTAATCATTAATTTATCTGCCTCTTTCTTTGCAGCCTCAACTTGTTTAATAGTTTCTAATTCTAAATTCTGTCTTTTTTGTTTTTCTTCTCTCCACATTTGTAACAACTCTTCATAACTTGAATTGTCATTTGAAGGTAAGCCTGTAGTTGGATCGTGTTTAATTCCCATCTATATTTTCCTTGGGATTTTTTAGTATTGCCTTCTCTGCTTTATCTCTATGTCTATCTAGCCAATATTCTTCATAAGGTTTTACTATTACTCCACTAGGAAAATGAGGTGAGTGTTCTAGGTTTAATAATTCTGGATCATTGGCAGCATAGAATTTCTGGTGTGGTTTTCCACCAGGTTCATCAGAAGGCATAGTAATAACCACCACATCATTCTCTCCATCGTATGCGTTAATCAACTCTTTAACAAAGTCTTTCCCAAATCTACTCTTGTATAGGTTCAAGTTCTTTCTCCTTTGTAGTCTTAATAAAAGTAGTATCAGCTTTTAATTTATTTACAATAGCATCAGTAAATCTATTAGTAGTGTATTGTAAAGCTAAAATCTTTTCTAAATTATTATTGATCCTAGTTAATTCCACTAAAATTTTTTGAGCAGTTTGACCACCAATCATTTTCCACTCCCATTTAAAATTTCAATACCTCTAGGTTTAGCTGGATGTATTTTAATTAAATGATCTCTCTCTAATAACCGGAGCATTCGATGCACATTACTATGAACACAGCCCATGTGTTTTGCTATCTCTCTAACAGTAGGAGGTATTCTCTCCTTCTTATGATAGGATTTAATGTAATCAAATAACCTTAATTGTTTTTTAGTTACCATCAGATTTGACATTCTTAACCTCCATTTCTTTAAATCTTTTTTTCTCTCTTGCTATTCTTTTATCTAATTCCTCGTGAGCTGCCGGTAATTCTTTAGATAATTCAGATTTTTTAGGAGCCTCAATTTCAACATAATCATTAAGCTCTTTTTTCTTCTCTTCAAAATCTTTGTTTTCATTATTAATTATTCCAACAATAGAGCTAATGTAATTAGTTATGTATTGCATCCATACTTTATTACTCTCTGCTTTAGCTTTGGTAGCTTTATCGATTGCCTGTACCTGGTTCCTATCAACCTCTTCATCATCTCCTATCTCAAGAAGGAATAGTTTTTGTAGAATATATTTAAAAGCATAAGATATAGCTTTACCAAAACCTTTATCTTGATTATCAATTCCTGTACCAGGATAATCTCCTACTTCTAAACTTTCTCCACTATCAACATCAATAATTTTAACACTCATAGTTACACTATGAATATTACCATCTCTACTACTACTCTTAACTGAAGGAATAATAATTAATCCAACTTTATTAAATTGTTTTCTAATAGCATCTGATACATTATTATGTGTTACAGATTTATAAGGCATATTAGATGCTTGTTTTTTAATATATCCAGCATCCTTCATAACCTGGTGTATCTTCTGTCTAATGTTTTGTTTCGTCTGGATCTTCTGGGGGTTCGTCATCTTTATCTCCTAGTTTGTTAATGTGAAAAGTAAATATTTGGTTTTGTATTTTAAGGCCCTCGATTGCAGCCAGGGCCATAAGCTCAATAAGTTCTTCAACAAATTCAACTCCAATATCAACACCAAACTTTTCCAATATTCGTAGTCGAATGCGTTTAGCACTCTCTTGCCTAGCAAGTAAGTAAGCATTAATTTGAAAATGTTTTCTATCATCTTTTGACACTATGCTTTACCGAGAACCTCCTGTATTTAAGTGGAGGCCCATCAAGTTTTATTACTTTAGTTTTTGCTTTCTCCATTGTGGTATGTCTAACTTCCACATCATTACATTTAACAACCTCATGCTCTCCCATTATTTCTTTCATTCTTTTTGATGAGAGATCTTTAATTTCTTGAGAGGCTTTAATTGCAGTATTAGCAGAATGATAATCATCCACTAATTTCTGGAGCTCATTGTTACCATCCATATTAAAAGCATTTAAAACACCATTACCTATAATTAATTTGGATGCCTCTTTGGTATTCTCTGGAGGATACCAATAGTCTTTACCATTCATAATGCCATCAACCCTAAACCAAAAATCTGTTGCAGCATCTATTAATAGCTGTTGTATCTTTTTATCTGGAAAATATACAAACCATTGTAGATCCCAGCCCTTAACCAATCTAACTAAAAGGGAAAAATTACTAGCAGTTGTCAGCAACTGTGATTGTTGTTGAAACTCCTGGTATAAGGGCACAGGATCTGTAGCAGCACCGGAGAAATTTTTAATTTCAATGTTACCTTCTCCGGATAGTTTATGTTCCACATTATTGTGATCCAATAAACTTATTGTTTTGCTAAATTTTATTTTAGCATCTAATGAACTGCCAATCTTCCCTCCCTTAACTTTAAAAAAATATCCTTGATCCGGAACATCAATTTTAAATGTAGCTTGTTGTTCATCACAGATTTCTTTTAAGTCGTGGGAGAAAAGATTAAGTATAGCTGGTTCTAAATATGTACCAGCCTTAACTTTGGGTAAGTTACTTATGTCATCAGTAACCTCCTCTCCTTTGAGCTCTTTGATGGCTCTTTCCAAAACTTCATTGGGAGTTTGGAAACTTTTATAACCTTCAACACTTCTGATTAAATTTACTATCTTACTAGATCCTAATTCATAATCTTTTAATGATGTATAAACTTTATTTACAGGCATTAAATTGCTCCAGGAAAATAGTAGTAGTAACACTTATCTGAAAGTGCACACAAAAATATTGTGAAGAAATAAATCATAGCAATACAAGCTAGGAAAACAAACCCTTCAAAAATAGATTTCAATATTTTCATTCAGACCTCTCTTTATTGGTGTCTAATTGTTTATCTTGTGGTTCTCTTTTAGACACATTTTGGTTATTATCTACAGGAACATTAGAAGAACACAGCTTTCCATCAATTACTGTTATTGGATAATCAAAAAAGTAATTAACAGGAACCTCTAATGCTAGTGAAAGTTGTTTAAGTCTAAAACCACTCACACCATTTACTCCCTTTTCGTACTTTTGAATTTGTTGAAAAGTTACGAAAAGTTGTTTAGCAAGTTTTGTTTGAGTTAATTTTTTGTTTAGTCTTTGCTTTAAAATTCTCCGACCAACTATTTTATTAAACTCACTTGCCTTTAGATCATTATGATCCATTACGATCCTCCTTTACTTTTACTTTGTTAGATTTAACTCTATAAAATCTCCAATTACTATTCTTAACTATTTTTCTATGCAGCTTAATTCTTATATTATCTGCTTTAAAAAATAATTTTCTAACCTCATCGGAAATTCCAGCAGTAGTATTAGCTTGATTGGAAAAATTAAACCAATCAGCCAATAGTTCTGCATCATCTTGAGTGTAATAATTTTTAGCCATTACACACCTCCTCTAGTTTAAGATGGTTTATTTTAAATCGATATTGATTGTGCCATCTTCCATAACCATCTCTGAATTTAACAGGCCCTTTTTTCTTTGTAGCCTTTTCATCTTTGATAATTATTTCACTCTCAATAAAGTCATTACACCACCGGCCAATAGATCCTTCTAATTGTAACCATTGACCGGTATTGATTAGTTTTAATGCAGCCTTAACATTTTTATTAAGCGACATCAAAAACCCTCACTCCAGCCTGGAATTGGCCTGTTGAATATAAACCAAATCCCAGATGTGGATTTTCTTTTACAAGTTTTGATACAACATCAGCAAATTGACTTACAGTTAATGCTGGTTCATTTGCTGCACCAAACCCAGAGCTATCACACCACAACTCTCCTCCTTTTAAGATTTTAAAACCATACCACCAATCTGGCACAGCTAATTTATCTTTTAACTTATTAACATTAAACTTCTTCCAACCACTTGGAATGTGTGTTCCAAGATTAGGTATAGATCTAATTGGTTCAATGCTGCCTTCTTCAAGCTCAACGATTTCATCATAAGATAAAACCTTTGGTTCAAGATCATCTTCTC